ATCAGCACTTGACTTATTACCAGATGGGTCTGGATTATATGGTGGTTTTTCTTTTGACCACTCATTTACTGCTTTTTCTACAATTCTATCTTGAATTGCCTTTATAAGTTTTGTTTTGTCTTGTAATTGCTCTGCTGTCATATTTTCATAATCAAAAAGATTTAGAAATTCTGGGTCAAATGCTGTATCTTGTGTTGTTGCTATTTTTAGTGCTTCGTCTTTTAAATCTCTAGCATTTAACTTTCTTTGAATTTCTTGATTTGCTTCTTCTTGTTTCTTCAATTGATATTGAAGTTTTTGAGTTTCGTTCATTTGAGCTAATTTTTCTGCTTCTGACTTTTGTGTATCTTGTTCTAATTTCCATTGTTCTTTTAATTTTGTTTCATGTGTTTGTATTGCTTTTTGAACTCTTCTATCAAATTCTGCTTGATATTCTTTATTAGATAAAACATCATCAAAAGTTTGTGTTTGATTATTTTGATTATTATCCGTTGCATTATTTGCCCCGTTTACATCAATATTTGTGTTATTTGCGTTTTGGTTTTCGCCTTCCATATATTTTCTCCTATCCCAATTTGTTCTTTTGCCCAAATTGTTACATTAAAAATTCTGTTGTTCTTTTTAGCCTGCAATCAGTAAAAAGGCATAAAAATAAGAGCCTGTCGACTTGGCTCTTTAAATTGGTATATAGGTTAGGATTTGCACCTAACATAGAATGCCAGCGTACACTCCTACGCCACTTCTGATAACGGTTACAACTGTATTTTATTCGATTTGGATATTTCTATCTCACTTAGCGTCTACCTATTCCGCCACTATATACATATATAATTTAAAAATGTTAATAACTTATTTATTTTTTTCTTTAATATTAAGATATATTGCATATCCTATTATTCCTGTTAATTCTGTTAATATTGTGGCTATTACTCCACACCAAAATGGATTTATATACATATTTCCACCTTCTTTCCATAATAAAAGCACCTACTTACTAGTAAGTGCTATTTTTCTAATTCTTTTTCTAAATATTCTTTATATTCTGCAAAACTATTCCATTCATCATAATTAAATGGCAATGGTCTTTTTCCTTTTTGTTTTATATATTTATGAATTAATTTTTTTACATCATCTGGTATAATCATGATATGCTTTTACCACCTTTTCTTTAATTTCTTTTAAGCCTTGTATATTGTCTATTACATCTAATGTATCTTTATTGTTTGTTAAATATGCTGACATTATATTTGCTGATAATTCTTTTTCAATTCTGCTATTATCTTTTATCCAATAATTAGTATCATGTCCATAATTCCCTGTTATTTTACCATTTGTTATTGCTGAAAATATATCTCCCATGCTCATATTATCTTCATATTTGCTACTAGATAGCATATTAATGTATTTATCTTCATCTATATCTATTTGTAATCTTGTTCTTCTTAATTCGTTGTCTATGTTTAATTTATCAGATATATTGTTTCTTATATCTATCATATGTATAATTTCATGACTTAAACTTTCAGATAAATCATAATATTTAAAATCTGGGTGATTTGGATTTATGTATATTTTATCATCACTAACACTATATCGCATTGGAACATTCAAGTTATTATCTATTTTTGCATTGTCACTTGTTAAATATCTATTAAATAATCTTTTTACATTAGAATTTAATTTTGTGTTGTTTAAAACTTGTTTAATATCTTTACTTATTTTTGGTATGTCTAAATTATACTCTGTTTTTTCTTGTTTTTCAACTAGTGTCAAGTACATTATTGTACTTCTGCAATAATGAAAGTGATGTTGAATTGGTGGAAGATTTAAGCCTAATACTAATCCATTGCATCTAATTTTTTGTATTGTTAGCTCTTTTTGTGTCTCACCATAATATCTGTCAAATACATTTCCTTTGTTAATATAAAACTCTTGATTATTTAAACTATCACACATTAGAGTTGTTTTGTCATCTTCTACTGCAATAAATCTAACTTTTGAATTATCTTCCGTTACTTCTTTTATTCCTTCTACTTTTGCTAGATTATTTAATCCAATCATTTGCAAATCTACTGCACCTGATATCTTGTCATTATTTATATTAAGTTTTTGATTATTTTGTCTATTTATTATTGTTTGAAACTCACTAGAATCGATTTCTAGGTCTTTTTGTTGTTGCATATTTAAAATTGCTTGTTTGTATATTTGTTGTGCATTATATTGTATTGTTGCTTCAATGTACTGTTTCCAATTGAAGCCACTATAATTTGGTTTATCTAATAATGCAAGAAATAAAGCCATCGCTAATATTGATGGCTTTTTCTTTTCATTCACTTCTTGTTGACCTTGTTCATAGTAATAATTAGCATCTTCATACATTATCTGTTTTTCTTGTTCCTCAAGTTTACTTTGTTCTTCTATATATGCACTATAAATAAGCAATTCTAATATTTCACTATTTTTTACTCTTGTTCTTTTATAAATATTATTTGCTAATACAGTAAAATAGTTGTTATTCTTTAATAGTCCTTGTTCTTTCCACTGTTCTATATATGTATTTATTCTTTTCTTAGTCTTATTATCTGCAATATTATAGATGTTTTCTGTTGTAAAATTAAATGTATCAAATAGTTCTTGCAGTCTATTTTGCGTTTGTTTTGATGTTTTATTATATAGTTGTTTCAATTGTTTCATATAATTATCGTGTTGCTCCCACATATAAAACACCTCTATTCTTCTTTATTGATTTGCTTATTAACTATTTTTGTTTGTTCTTTCTTATTATCTGCAGTTAATTTTTGTGTTTTCTGTTGTTCTGTCAAATCTGTCATTTTGTTGTCTTGCTTATTTTCATTCTTATTCTGTTCTACACCTGTTTGCCCCATCATTTGCATTTGTTGTAAATTTTTTTGAATATTTTCTTCATTTTGTTTTTCTATTTTTTCTAGTTCTGAATTGCTATCTAAATCATCTGGTAACATATCAATAATAGACGCATCACTTAATAATCCTCTTAATTTCAATGCTCTTGTTGTCTCAGTGTCTTTGTCAGTTGGTAGATTTCTTTGTAAATCTATTTTTATGCTTCTAAAATCATAAGATTTATGTTTTCTTTTATTTATTCTATCTATAATTGTTTCCCATCTTCTTAATATTGCTTGCTTAAAATGTTTATCTGCATCTGTTATCATTTGCTCTAATGCGAAGAACTTTCTATCCAATGCACTAGCATTATCTGCATTTGTAAATCCAAGATCAGTTATGTTTGGCACTCCACTTATCATTGCTATTAAATCTATTAATGTCTTCTTATGATTTTCCAGTGCTGTATCTTGTACACTTTTTTCAACCCAAGCAATATCTCCTGTATTATCTGGTGTATAAAATACTTGCATTTTTAATAATGTTTTATCTTCTTCTTCTCTTGCTTTATTGACTACTTGTTTAGGTTGTCCATTTTCATCTGTTTCCGGATTACCTTCTTTATCTAATTTTGTTGTCATTAATTCATTTTGCGGTGCATAACCTGTTATTTTTAATTTTGCATCATCATTATATTGAAATGTATTTCTACTGTTTTGTATTACTCTTTCATAAGCACAAATTAAAGAGACTACCAATTCAAAGCTTGATAATCCCATTTCGTTTTCTACTGCTATGCAAGGAAGCATATTCCACTTGCTTTTTTCAAATTTTTGTTTATCTTCTTGTAATTTTGCATAATCATTTGGTGTTGGTGAATAATATCTTTTACCATTTATTGTTGTTAATTCTACTATTGTTATATCTGCACCTTTTTTATCTCTTTCAGTCCATTTTCTTAGTTGTCCTATTTGTTTTACTGGTGTTGAATAATCAAATATTCCTATTGTATTTAATGCACTTTGTTTAGTATATACTATTTCATTATCTTCATTCTCGTATAATACTTCATAGCATCCTCTCATTCCAAAATAATCAAATGCTAAATCAAAATATTCTGTTTCATCATCATTGTATTTACTTATATAATCTATTAATACTTTTAATTCTTCATCCTTGTTTGCATCTATATTAAAGACTTTATTAAGCAATTTTTTGATTATATTTAATTTTGTTGGGTCTGATATTTTTTCAACATCATATACTGGTGCTTTTCCTGCAAAATATCCAGTCACCATTGCGTTAATATAATTTTCAAATGCAACTTTTATTTTTTCATCATTTATACTTACTAATTCAGAATTATCTGTCTTTCTTCTTATTCTTTCATATAATTGTTTTCTTGCATTCCATTCTTTATCTGCTAACATTAATATTTGTGTTACACTATTTTCATTTTCTAATGTTTTTGGATTCCATTGTATCATTGTTTTCCTCCTATATTGGTTTTATATAACCAAATTGTAATTTCTTTTGATTTATGTATTTCTCTATTGCATATCTCATTGCATCCATCAGATGATTAAAATCATCAATTGGTCTATTAATTTTGTTCCCAAATTTATCTTCATCCCAAGTATAATTACTTATCTCTGTTATAAAATTTACACATCTAGGATGTATTATTATTTCAAAATCTTGTATAAATTGAATACCATTATTTATACTGTCTTTTCCTTTTAATGCACCTGTAATATGCCTTAATCCTAATCCTCTTAATTCATCTATTGACTTTGGTTCTGCACTATCTGCCGTTATCTTTTCTTTTGAATAGCCCATTTGATTTATTTGGTTATATATCGCTTTGTTACTCATTCCTTTTTGATATATTTCATCATATACATAAATCTTTTTGTTTTTTAAATCTATTGCACCACAAAATAGTGCTGTCGGGTCGTTTGTATAACCAAAGTCTAACCCAAAAGCACTATCTAAGTTTCTTATTGTATTTAATTCAAATTTTTCTTCTTTCCAATTTTCATATACTAATCCATCTACAATACCCCAGTTTCCTAACCCTGCAACTTGATATCTTCTAGGATTATTTTTCTTCATTCTTTCAAATACTTTTTTATCTGCTTCGT